TTTATTGCTTAAAATGGAAGATTTATCCACGTGCAATATATGTAGAAATATGGTAATATATACATAGTTGCTTAATGATAATATTTTATCAATTACTTAGGGGGAATGACAAAAAAGTATTGCAAAATACGAACTAGTGTTCTATAATTAACTTACGTTGCAAGAAAGAATGACAGAAGGAAAGGGAAGGTTATATAGGATGGAGAAGGAACTAAAAGAAGATACAGAAAAAAGAAATAAAATGTTTGATCAGGTGAATAGAATTGTTGGCTTACCTGATATAAATTTTAGAACTTTACTTAATGAATACAAACAAAGTCATGGGGATGATGTAGTAGAAGTTTTACAACTTATATATCACGAGAAAGACATGGGATAAATGCAAATATCCGTGTTGCAAACCGTGTTGCAAATACATATAATATGCCATATAATTGTCTAATATATCAGTTAAAAATATGAATTAAAACAGTCAAACCCTCAGTGTTTATAAGGAAATCTTATTGACACTGAGGGTTTCAATATAAGCGGATAACGGGAATCGAACCCGACAATAACCCTGTATATTAAACGCTTTTATTGCTGTCGTGTTGCATTTCGTGTTGCATGTCATCGAAATGTTTAATTATTTTCTTGTTTTGTTTTGCAGATTCCATATTAATTACATTGCGATAGACAGACTTCATTACATTGTCTGTTTTCCAACCGCCACGCTGTAATATATACTGGTCGGGTACTCCGATAGCGTGCATAATAGACGCAGAGTAATGTCTCAAATCATGGAATCGAAAATGAGTAAGACCCGAGTATTCAATAGCTCTATTAAAACGGTTTGTTATTTGAGCGGGTGTACATTTTATTATTTTTCCATCAATTCCTTTCATTCTTTCTATAACAAAATCCGGATACTCAATTTGCCGATAGCTACTATAAGTTTTTGGCTGCTTAGTATGCCATTGTTTATCCGGTCCTAAAACGCAGCTTTTATTTACATCTACAATGTTTCCTTTAATATCAACCGAAGTAAGCGCGCATATTTCGCCTCGTCTCATAGGTCCGAAAGCTGCTAGCAAAACCGCTATTTCTAATTCTTTCCCATTAATGTGTAGTAGTAATTTTTTTATATCATCGTCAGATGGCGTGTATAACACTGGTTTTTTTTTGGCGGGAAGTGATGTTTTGAGTTTTAAATCAGGCGCAAACATATCTAGAGATGATGTGAGAAGTGCATGAGCATTGCGAACGGTTTTAGGACTTAACTCGACCGATAAATCACTAATCCATATTTGGACGACGGTACTGTTTAATTTGCACAGTTTAACACCACCGAATTTATCAATGAAATGATTATCTAATAAACCCTTGTATGAGCGAACTGTGCTAGGCGATAATACGTTTTTTTTAGAATCTATATATCTTTCCACTGCCTGGTAAACAGTAATATCTTCTGGTGCCTCATTAGACTTTCCTAGCTTCCATTCTAAGGCTGCATATTCCGCTTCTTCTGATGTAGGGGCTGTAAACGATTTGTAGTGACGCTTTCCGGTTGCATCCTTATGCAGATATACCTGCACCCTCCAAGAACCAGACGGAAGTTTTGTTGCTGACTTCATTCAACCACTCCTTCTAATAAGTTAAATTTCATTAATTACCATTCTTTATTTTCATTACAATATCGATCAATGATTCCAAGTCATCTGGCTTTACTCCTAAATCTATTAACCGTTCAGCATATTCCATGATTCTTTTTTCTTTTTCGCTTTGAATATTTTCATTTGATTCAACAGATGCATTTCCAGTCATTAGATGGTCCATAGTAATTCCAAAATAATCGCATACTTTTTTTGATAATTCAGGCCCGGCTAGCGAATTGTTTTTCTTCCATGTACTAATTGTTGATGAGTTTGTCCCTGTTTCCTTGCAAAATCTGTATGGAGAAATCCCGCGTTTGCTACATAATTCTTCAAATATACTGTACATATTCCACCTCTTAAAAAAATTCTCGGCGTAACGAAATAAAACTATTGACAAACTCGTTCAACTGTACTATACTCAACTCATAGCTCAGTGAAACGAGATATAAATAGCTAAACCCAACAAAATACATTGGTATAATGATATAACTCGTTCGACAAAGCAAATTATATCACTAAACCGAAGTAAACGCAAGTAAACTTTTAAAAAAGGAGGAATTATTTTGTCAAAAATGTATTCTTGTGAAGAAATCGCAGAAAGATATGGAGTAAAAAACATAACAGTTTGGGATTGGATTCGCAAAAAAAAATTGTCAGCCATTAAGATTGGTAAAGGTTATCGTATTAGCGAAAATGATTTAGAAACTTTTGAAAATGAAAGAAGAACAATCAAATAAAGAAGGGAGCATGTGGTTTAATAAATGAAAAAGAGCCACTCGGCACAACGAGCAGATGAATTGAAAGTCTTGATAGAAACAGTGAAAATAAAATATAAATTGACTAATGCTCAGTTGGCAAAAAAAATAGGAACTCCACTTGGAACTTTTAATTATTGGAAAGCTCATATTGAAAAATTCCCCGCGGGTAAGATTTGGTTATTGGAAGTAATGCTAGAAAAGTAGTACATAGTAAGCAAATTAAAGGAGGTACATATTGAACGAATTACAAATATTTAAAAATGAAGCGTTTGGAGAAATTCGAACAGTAGAAATTAATAACAAGGCGTATTTTATGGCGAGCGATATCGCTAAGGCTTTAGGCTATTTAAAACCAAATGACGCAATATCAAAGCATTGTAGGGCTACCACGAAATGGAGCACCCCTATAAGCGGAAAGATGCAAGAGGTTAATTTTATACCAGAGGGTGATATCTACAGGTTAATCACCAAGTCTCAATTACCGTCAGCGGAGAAATTCGAAGCATGGGTATTTGATGAAGTGCTACCAACCATTCGTAAGCATGGAATGTATGCTACAGACGAACTATTGGACAACCCCGACTTACTAATACAAGTTGCAACAGCTCTTAAAGCTGAAAGAGAAAAGAATAAACAACTTGAAACTGAGGTTAAAGTTAAAAATCAACTTATCGGTGAGTTAAAACCAAAGGCTGATTATGTAGACCGAATATTACAAAATAGTGGATTAGTTACAATAACACAAATTGCTAAAGATTACGGAATGAGTGGACAAGCTATGAATGAATTACTTCACGAGCTTAAGGTCCAGTACAAGCAAAGCGAACAATGGCTACTTTATAGTAAGTATCACGATCAAGGATATACACACTCTAAGACAGTTGATATCAAACATAAAGATGGTACACCAGACGTTAAAATGAATACCAAGTGGACACAAAAGGGAAGGTTGTTCTTGTATGAATTACTTAAGTGTAACGGACACTTGCCAACTATTGAGCAATTAAAATCAGCGTAATACAAAGTTAAATATACAGGACACTAATAACCAAGTAAAAATAAGCGATATCGCATAGGAGGATTAAAAATGAAAGCAAAAGATTTAATTGGTAAGAAAGCAGTTAGAACAGCACCAGTAAGATTAACTGGAGATAGAAGTTATGGAACTACACCTATATTAATTCAAAACGTAACTGACTCACACATTGTTTACACATCGCTAGAAAATTTTTTGAATGATAGATCAGTTAGGCTACTTAACAGCATGTGGATAGATGATAATTGGACCAACTATGAAGAATTAACCAAATTAAAAACTGAATATATAACCATTCAAGATGCTACCAAAGAAGAGTTAATAAAAGAACTATTCAAGAGGGTTCAGAATCAATAGGAGGGACAAGCAGTGAAAATAGGGGATAGAGTTAAGGCGGTAGTCCTAGATGTTAAAGATTTAGACGATGCAATTAAAAAAGGCTACACAGGAACAATAATGAACGATTACTTTGCCAATGATGGAAGTGCACTTGATGTTTTCGAAGTGAAGTTTGATAAAGAAATAATATCAAGAAATCTAAATGAAGATGGTACATATGACATGTGGAGATATCAACTTAAATTATTAGAGGACGATTTATGAAACCACTTAAATATTTCTTAAACACTACAGGAGTAATAGCATTTATAATCGCATTTGGTATTTGCGGATCACTCGAAACTAAGAGTATTTCATTTCACCACGCAGTTATAGCCTGCACAATATCCACTATTTATTTTGTAGTAGCTTTTGTAATATGCAGACTATATTTGCAAGATGATTATAACTAATTTGCTCTTTAGGTGCGCCAACACCGTTCGGGCGTAAACCAAAATTTGTTAAGTCTAATATAGACGGAAAGAGAGGATTTGTCAAGATGGAATTAATAACTAATATCTTAGAACTGTGTAAAACAGCAAAGGACAAAGGTAATTTTGTTACAGTTAGATATAACGGCATATCGCTTGAAATGGTCCACCAGGAATCAACCAACTATGAAATGATAGTAACAATTACAGTTTATGATACAGCAAATGCAAAAGCAATGTATCTGATTGAAAATTATCTAAGGGGATTAATTGGATGATACCAGATAACGAAACTGCATTGGATGATTACGAAGCAGAACAGGACAGGTTTGAGCGTAGGCGTAGGAGGTTAGAGTTAGAGGAAGATTTGGAACCAGAACAACTACCATTTTATGAGGAGGTATAACAATGGCAAATGAATTAACAGTATTAGGACAAGTAAAAAGTTATTTAAGCACAGAAAATGTTAAGAATAAATTTAATGAAGTATTGGGGGAAAAGGCTCCACAGTTTATGACCTCAATCACCAATGCAATCGGTGGAAATTCTTCTTTACAAAAGTGTGATGCTAATTCGATTATGTCAAGTGCATTAGTGGCAGCAACTTACGATTTACCAATAGATAGTAATTTAGGATTTAGCGCACTAGTTCCGTATTGGGATAATAAAAATAAGGTTTTTAAAGCTCAATTCCAGATGATGTACAAAGGTTTTGTTCAATTGGCAATTCGCTCTGGCGCTTATGAAAATATGAATGTATCAGAAGTTTATGAGGATGAATTATTGTCATACAACCCTATTACGGGCGAATTAAAGTTTGTAAAAGACTTTTCTGAATGCACTCAAAGGTCTAGTGGCGTAAAAGACAAAATAGTGGGTTATTATGCCTGGTTCAAGCTGTTAACAGGATTTAAAAAAGAATCTTTTATGACAGTTGTTGAAGTTAGAAACCATGCAACTACATACTCTCAGAGTTACAAGAAAGATCTAGAAAAAGGTTGGACGGCAAGTAAATGGACAACTGACTTTGATGCTATGGCAAAAAAAACTATCCTTAAATTGCTCTTAAGCAAATGGGGAGTTTTAAGTATTGCAATGCAGAGAGCAATACAAGACGATCAGAAGGTTTATGATGATATTGGTAATGAATCTTACGAAGATAATCCAGAAAAGCAAATATCACATGAGGTAATTGACCCTTTCACCGAAAATCAGGAGGATGCGGATGGTCCTGAATGATGAAAACTATTACAGCATTGAAGCGAATAAAGAATACATGTCTGTTTCGCAATATAAAGATTTTATGAAGTGCGAAGCGATGGCCCTTGCAAAAAACAACGGCATTTACAAGCAACAAATAACAAAACCCTTGCTGGTAGGCTCGTTCGTAGATTCTTATTTTGAGGGTACATTACCTAAATTTATTAATGATAATCCAGATGTTTTTACAAGAAAAAATGAATTACGTAGTGAATTTAAAAAAGCCAACGAAATTATAGGAAGAGTAAAGACGGATCCTTTATTCATGAGATTTATGAGTGGCGAGAAACAGAAAATTCTTACTTTTGAGCTGTTTGGCGTCATGTGGAAAATGAAAATGGATAGCTATTTAAAAGGAATATGCATTACTGATTTGAAAATTGTGGCTAATTTTAAAACACTTCCACTTTGGAGATATGATATTCAAGGAGCAATTTATCAATCCGGCGTAGAAATTATAACAAGCGAAAAACTTCCCTTTTATTTAGCTGTAGCAACAAAGGAGCGAGTCACTGACTTGGATATCTTCCAGATACCTCAATCAACTTTAGAATTAGCACTTATCGAAGTCAAGGAAAATATTAGTCACTTTAACAATGTTAAGAGTGGAATTATTGAACCAAATTATTGCGGACATTGTGACTATTGCAAATCAGTAAAGGCAGCAACGATAAGAAACTATAATGAATTAATAACAGAAGGGTGAAATTATGAAACTGGTAAAAATATTAAGCGATAGTGTACAGATACGAACTAATCAATCTGAATTTAATGATGTTAGGATAAATGATTTGCTGTCAGTGTACGACAAAAGTGTAAATTTAGTGGCAATGGTTACTGGGCTAACTGATACGGATACTTCTGCTCCAATAGGTGATAATGATTTTATCGGAGAAGTAACAGGATTAAAGACAATTGAATGTTCAATAATTGGAAGTATTAAAGATAACAGATTCGTAAAGGCAATAGATTTCTACCCTACAACAAATGTTCAAATATCTAAAATTGATTCAAGCGATTTTTCGACTATGTTAACAACAAAAATAAATGAGTGTTTTAATATTGGCAAGTTTGTTGCGTACGACTTCCATGCGTTAGTAAACGGCAATAAGTTCTTTCAGCGTCATGCTTGCATTGTGGGTAATACTGGTTCTGGTAAGTCTGAAACTGTAGCTAAGATATTAGAGGAATCGGCAAAACTGCCAGGCTCAAACATAGTTGTATTTGATATTCACGGGGAATACAGCAAAATGTCGTATGTTTCAAATATTAAAATTGGTGACGATTTCCCTTTTCCAATATGGATGTTTGGTTTTAATGACATAATAAACAATATATTAAGAATCAAGGAAGAAACCGCAACAACAGTTATGACAGCATTAAGGAAGTGTTACTATTCCGTTTGCGAAAATGGAAGAGAAAATAAACCTATGTATTTTGATTATTCGAAATTAATAGAAGAAATGGAATGCCTTGATAATCAAGACGTAGCTACTGGTGAATTTTATAAAACTGGTGATAAGGCTGGAATGGCAAAAACAAATAAAGGAGAGTACAACGGTAAATTAACAAGCACTATAAATATTCTAAGGGACAGGATTTCTGATAGTAGATATAGTTTTTTATTTGTTGAAAAGTTTCAGAGTTATTTATTTGATGTTGTAAATGCAATTATGGGAAGTAATAAACCAGTAAAAAATATTGACTTATCTAATGTACCGCATGATGTCGCATTGCCTATTATTGGGGTAATTACAAGAATTATATTTGATATCCAGCGCATGCAAGACATTAATAATATTCACCCTGTAACTATTGTTTGTGATGAAGCACATGTGTATATTCCTAACAACTTTCAGCTATCAGCTAGTCAAAGAAGAATGGTAGAAATATTTGAAGATATAGCAAAGGAAGGTAGAAAGTTCGGAATTACTCTTCTTCCGGCAACCCAGCGACCATCAGAGTTAAATAAAACGATTGTTGCTCAGTGTTCTAATTTTATTGTATCAAAGCTAAACAATGAAAACGATAAAAGTATGATTAAAGGAATGTTGCCGGATGGTGATGATAAAATAATTGATTCCGTTACAATGTTTAATCCTGGTGAAGTTTTAATAATTGGTGATGCAGTGCAAATACCACTTAAAATTAAAGTTGAACTAGCTAATGAAAGACCCTTATCAAGAACAATCGATTTTTGGAATTTATGGAGTGGTGAATCAAACCTTAATATTAATGATCTGGTTGATAAATATCTTTCCTAGCAGAATGGATGTGTAAAGATGTATGAATTAGCAAATATAAAGGCCTATAAAGTAGATCGGTCTGGTACATACCTAAACATATTTATACCCAATAGAAACCTCCAAGAATCGATTTTAACCAAGCAAATGAAGAAATGTGGGGTATGGCTAGATGATGGTCGCCATATAAGCGCAGAACAGCGTAAAAAGGCATATGCAACCATAGCAGATATATCTTTACATACTGGATATCTACCAGAGGAATTGAAGGAATGGCTTAAGTACTTGCATATAGCAAGAACAGGCAGTGAGTATTTTAGTTTATCTAACTGCACTATGGATATGGCTAGAGAATTTATAAACACAATAATGGATTTTGCTATAGAGAACGGAATAATACTTAGCGACCTTGGAATTAACAGGACGGACGATATCGGGAAATATCTTTATAGCTGCATAAAGAATAAAAGGTGTGCTGTATGCGGTTTAAATGGAGAAATACACCACTGGGATGCAATAGGCATGGGTAATGACAGAAAGTCCTATGATGACTCTGAAAACCGTAAAATATGCCTTTGCAGAATACACCATACCGAAGCGCATAAGATAGGCAATGCAGATTTTGAGAAGAAACACAAAGTATACGGGATACAGGTTAATACCTGATTCTATAGTCACTTATTGATAGTAATATTGAATACTTAGTTGTTTATACATATCACAATGCTAAATAACTAAACCCTCTTATCTGGGTGGATGCCATACCACCCAGGAGAAAGGAGAATACTATTTACAGCAAATATAAAAATAAAAAGACAATCATAGATGGAATAAAGTTTGCTTCAAAAGGTGAAGCAAGCAGATACCAAGAATTAAAGTTGTTAGAGAAAGCAGGAGTTATACAAAATCTTGAATTGCAGCCCTCTTATGAATTACAGCCGAAGTTTAAATACAATGGTAAAGCTGAAAGGGCTATTACATATAAAGCCGATTTTAGATACATAGAAAATAATACAATCGTCGTAGAAGATGTAAAAGGTTTTGAAACAAAGGATTTTCTAATAAAACGCAAGATGTTTTTGCGTAATTATGGTGATAGTGTTGATTTTAGAATTATCAAGGTAGGTGGTTAAATGGCTCAAAAAAGAATGTTTACAATGAATATAGTTGACAGTGACGCCTTTTTAGACATGCCATTAAGTTCTCAATGCTTATATTTCCACCTTAATATGAGGGCTGATGACGATGGATTTATTGGCAATCCAAAAAGGATACAAAAAATAGTGGGAGCAAGTGAAGATGATTTGAAGCTCCTTATTGCAAAGAGATTTATCTTGGTATTTGAAGATGGAGTAATTGTTATAAAACATTGGAGGATGCACAATACAATACGTTCCGATAGGTATAACGCTACTCAGTATCAAGATGAACTCGCCTTACTTAGCATAAAAGATAATAAATCCTACTCATTATCATCTGGCAACCAACTGGCAACCATTGGTAACCAAAATGCTTCCACAGGTTTAGGTTTAGATATAGGTTTAGATATAGATATAGAATTAGATATAGATAAAGAGGTTAAGAAAGAAAAAAAGCAAAGAATTAAAGAAGCGGTCACTTACGTTCCCGATGTGTTATTAAATCAAACCATCAATGACTTTATTGCTTCAAGAAAAAAGAAGTCACCCATGACTGATAAAGCAATTGAATTGATGATTAAAAAGCTAGATGAAATGACAAGTGATAATGATGAAAAAATACAGATTATTAATCAATCAATTATGAATGGGTGGAAAGGTATCTTCCCGATAAAGAATGGATATAACAAGAAACCAACAACCGAAGAATATGCTAAGAAATTGGAGGAATGGGCCAATGGATAAAGAAGAATTTAAAAAGATTGCAATCGCAATTAAAACCTCTTTTCCGGATTCAAATGTATTACAGGATTCATCAGCAATGGATATATGGTTTATGATGCTGTCTGATTTGCCGTATGAAGTAGCTCAGGCAGCGACACTAGAATATATTAGTACCAATAAATTTCCCCCTAAAATTGCGGATATTAGAGAAAAGAGCAGCGGATATTTAAATGAACCAATTAGTGATTGGAGTGAAGCCTGGGAAACTGTATTAAAACTTATTCGTAAATTTGGATACATGGAAGAAATGCAGGCTTTAACAAGTATGGATGATATTACAAGGACATGTGTTAAAAGATTGGGATATCAAAATATATGTATGAGTGAATATATAACAGCAGACAGAGCAAACTTCCGTGATATTTATGAAAATGAAGCCAAACGCAGGAGA